CCGAGTTATTTGGCCGCGTCGACCTACCCTTCTACGTGAACAGCGTGAAGAAGGCAGAGAACTGCCACACGGTCGTGCAGGGCGGAATTGTATCCGCGCCTGGCACCATGTACATCGGAGAGACGGCAACGCAGACATCCGCTAATCGGCTCATCCCCTTCATTTATTCAACCACTTCGGCTTATGTGCTAGAGGTGTCGAACACCCAGATCCGCTTTCTTCAAAATGGCGAGATCGTAAAAGACGCTGGCGTACCAGTCGTCCTATCTATGCCGAACGGGCTGAAGGGTGACGCTAGCAAGCTAGTATTCGTGCAGCAGGATAACTTCCTATTGCTATGGCGCACAGATGGCGCTGGCATTTACCGATTGAGCAAGCTGACCCCTATCTTATTTACGCTGTCGCCGGTATCGTTTCAGGTTCCTCCGATCGACGAAGTGGGAGAGACGCGATTTAACACGACATTCATCCTAACTGGCACAACGCTAGACGCTGCGACAGCCGCATTTGAGACGGCAGATGTGGGGCGCCAGATTAAGCTGAACGACGGCTTGCTGCAGATCACTGGGTTCACATCTAGCACAAAGGTAACTGTATCGGTCTTGTCCGCACCAACGTCCGGCACAATAGCCAGCGCGTATTCCACTGACTTCGTCCTGCTCGACAGCCCACAAACCAAGATAACCCCGACAGGTGATGTCACCGTAGGCGGGACAATCACGCTGACTGCCACGGCTGCTGCATTTAAAAACACAGCCCAGATGAGTCATATCGGAATGTTCGTCGAGATCAATAGCGGCATTATCGAGATCACATCAGTTACATCCAGCACTGTCGTTGTCGGGGTAGTTCGCAAAACAATGACTGGATTGGCGAATGCATTCGCAGGGTCGTGGAGCATCAAGCAATCATTGATATTACTGGCGTATGCGGCAACACCCGGCCCCGGCAAGATAGTCGACCACTTCAAATCAGGCTGCTCGTTCGAGGGTCGGCTCGTATTGGGCGGCACATCTCAATATCCGAACCGCCTTACCATGTCGGCATCTGGGGAATACCTCAACTTTGCCACCGGCGTTAACGATAACGACGCAATCAGCCGCGACCTAGATGGCTATGACCAGATCCTTCACGTTGTGCCGTCTAACCGGCTGTACGTATTCACCTATGCCGCCGAATATGCGGTGTCAGGTAGCGATAATGGCCCTGTAACCCCGCTTAGTGTTATTGCCCGCGCCTACACAAGCTATGGGTCTAGTCCAACAGTGCAGCCAGTGCGCGCAGGTAAGGACGTTGTGATGGTGCAGCGCATTGGCCAGCGAGTGCGCGGCTACTCGTACCAATTCAGCCAAGATGATTTCGAGGCTCCTGACTTCACAGTACGTCATCCAACCATCACGGGCGCTGCCGGGGATTGCATAGCCAAGCCTAGCCGCGATAGCCCACGATAATGCAGACACCAGAAGTGCGTCGTATGATGCCGGCTCGTCATTCTGCCAGATGTACGACAAGTACAGGGCCGCAACATTCGCGAGCAGCTTGCCCGACTCGATGCGGTAGTCTGCCTGTTCGCCGTTCTGAGTTATGGATAGCACTCGCAAGCAATCAGCAGGGAGAGTGAACTGGTACGCAAAACCGAAGGCAGGAGCTGCTACGTCTGGCGAGACAATGGCGCGCTTTCTTGCGCATGACCATGTGTGCTCACGCAGAACCGAATCGCGCACATCGTCGTAAATATTGGCGCATTGCTTGGCGCGGGTGGTGGTTTCTGTTGGCGGGAATGCTGCAATGGGAGAGTCACCCAAGGCAATCATGGCCGTGTTGCAAATTGAAACCTTGCTTGTCATTGGTGCCTCCTAAGAAAAAGGGGAGCCGAAGCTCCCCCTTATTCTACAGCACTTGCATCAGTCCTGCACGTATGCAACACGCAGGGTGATGACCTGACTTGCAGCGATTGCGGCACCCGCCACGGTCGAGGTCAGCACAGTGTCGCCACTGTTCGTGCCTGTCACGTAGGTAGCGCCGTTAGCTGCGCCAGTCTCAGCAATGGCAGAGCCAGCCGAGGTGATGGCAGTAGCAGTCAGATAGCGGTTATTGGTAGCAGAGTCACCGAGCGTCAGGGTGGACGACGCAGTACCGGCAGACCAATACAGCTTTGTCATTTGCGGGATGATGCGCGCACCATTCGGCAAGTTAGGAATCCACACCAAAACATCACCGGTTTGCGGCATACCAGTCGCAGGAGCGGTGTACTTCAGTGTGGCCATGCGGATTTTCCCGCCCATGTCGTAAGACTCAAGGCGGTTGCCCGGAGTCTGCGCGGAGGGGTTCAGACCGTCATTCACATATACAGTAGCCATGTCTTAATCCTCCTATTACGATTCAACGCAGTCGATGCGGATAACGCCAGCATCTTCAGCACGACCGGCACCAACGGAAGCCTTGGCCAGAATCTGCCAAGCGTCCTTCTGTGGGATTTCCTTCACGGAAGCTGTGGTGTCGAGGCCGATGCCGTAGTTAATGGCACGCGGGGCGTATGCAACGGCAGAGCGAACAGTACCAGTCTTCGGCAGCAGCGAGTCAGCCACACGGATGATACGGAAGCCCATGAACGTGTTGAGCGAACCAGTCACCAGCGCCTTGACGCTGTTGAAGTCCACATCACGGATGGTGCTATCGTTCAGCATGTTCTGAATCTGCTGATTGCCAACAACCAGCACATACGACGGGTTATTGCTCAGGCCGTAGGGGTCGTTCTGGTTCTGTGCCTGACCGGTGCGACGGAAGAAGTCGCTGTCGTCCATTTCAGCGGCATTCAACAGGCCGAGAGCCTGAATCATCTTGGCCAGCGTGAAGCCGGTTGCACCGTTGGCGATCTGCTGTGCAGCAGGCAGAGCGGAGGTGCCGGATGCGGTACGGACAGGGTTCAGACAGGCGTCAATGATGGCCTTGTCCTTCTGGCGGTTCACAGCAGCAATAAGCTGGCGGCTGTAAGCGTTCATCGGGTCGGCCAGCAGCTTCAGCTTGTCCATGCTGTCCAGCAATTCGGCCTTGTCGATGTTACGCATGTCTGCATAACGGCGAACGTGGGCCAGATTGGCATAGGTCAGGTCAGAGTGACGCGGACGGTTCACATCGGCTTCAGTGCTGCCGAGGGTTTCAATGGTGAATGCTTCACCGACAATGTTACCTGGCTTGCGGTTCACCAGCATTTCCAGACGGGATACTGTCTGGCTGGCGAGGAGGTGGAAGTCCTCCGCAAACTTGGTGACAAATGCCTGATCGACTGAAGTAGTCATGATCGGTATTCCTCACAAATGGTTAAGAAAATTGCCCTTTCTTAAGCATCGCAAGGTTGTCGCCGCATTTGCGGAGGCCGAGCTTATCTTGATGCAAGCTGCTGGCGGGTCAGTTCCAGCACCTTGTTTTGCAGGATTGCATACCGTGGCGAGTGGGGATTGGTGTAATCTGGGTCGGCCCTCAACTGGGCCATACTTTCGACAACTACCTGACCATGCGCTGGTGTTGCATCCTCGCGGAGCTCGCGTCCAATGGCAGACAGCAGCTTCAAAGCCGCCGGGTTGTTGCCAACTTCTGCAATATCCACATCTTTACCATAACGTGAAAACGCCTTTTGTGCAAGAGCAAGATTCGCGTCGTAGTCCTTGCCCCAATCCTCCTTGAGCACAGCGGCTGCACGCTCTGGATTCGGTGCGGTTTCTTGGACGGCTTCGGACAGGTCAGACACATACGCCTCAAACTGCTTTTGTGTCATGCCCAACTCATGCGCGCGGGCCTTCACTTGCTCAATGCTGGCTTTCTGCTCATCGTTAAGCTCTGCACCTTCTGGCGGCTTGTACTCGTACTTGTCTGCCGTTTCGGGTGGCGCATCACCTGCGCGTAGCTTGGACTCAAGGTGCTTGTATGACTTCACAAGGTCGGCATGGCTGACCTCGCCGTCTTTGATGAACTTCTCCGGTACTTCGTCGCGCCAGTCGCCAAACTTG